AGGCTTGGTTCCCTCGGAGATTAGGTTGGGGTCAGCGATCTGCTGCACTCCAAATCTATTTTGAAGGTGACTCAGGTCTTTTTGAGTGCGTACTCTCAGCGGTTTTCCTTCAGGATGAATGTGGGTCGTTGTGAATGGTTCAAAGGGAGCGTTGACCGCTGTACTGAAAAGCATTTCCATGCGCTCTCCACAACACTCCGGCCAGATGGGTTCCGGATCGAACTGTACGTTGTGAACGTCGAGTTCTCTACGTTCACATTTTGAGCAAACAAAATCCCAAACGGGCATTAACCTACCTTCTGCGATTGCGTGTCTACATAGAGGCCACGCAGGTACTCCTCAAACTGCTGATTGGCAAATTCCTCAATCGGGATCCCCATGCCTTGTGCGAAGTCCTTGAACGACTCAGCGCACCACTCAGGCAAATTGATCACGATCTGATCCTTCTTGAGAGTCAGAGGGCCTTGCCCAGGAGCCTCTTGGGGGCCAGCACTCTGAGCAGCCTTGAGCTCCTCTTTCATGGAGAAGATGGCGCCGAACAGGTCCGATGGACCTGTAATGTTCTGGCCCAGAATCTTCTGGATGCGATCACGGTTCTCCTGGTCGATGACCAGGACCTGGCCGGTAACTTCCCTCGCTCCTTCTTCCTTCTTCTCCTCCGGAGTGGGTTTGGGTTTTTCGGGTACAGACGTCTGTACTGGAGCTGGCTTCCCGAACTTGGCATTGGCAGCTTTGATCTCCGCCTGCATATCGGCGGTGTCGTTGAACTGGTGACCCGCGTCGCAGTAGGTGAAGAAAGCTCCCTCGCGGTTTTTCAGGAAGTTGTCATTGATGCCCCCGAAGCGGCACCTGGGGCACGGAACATTCGATGTACTAACTGGTGGCATAATCTCTCTCCTCTTTAATTGTGCGTGTGCCGTCAAGCCCTAGTCGACGATATCCATCCTCACGACGGGCGCGCGCAGTCTCTTTCCCTTCAAGACACAGGGCTTTCCAAGGGCGATTGCCGGGGTAAACGGATGCGTGTAAAACGCCATCTTGAATCCCGTCTTGGAGTTTCCTGAGAGCTTCTGTCCACACAACGGACAGTAGGCATCCGGAAAGATGGGAGCATCAATGTATCGCGGTGAGGTGTCCAATTTCGTTTCCTCAACCTTACCGCTCATCATCTTCCCGGTCAGTTCTTCTCGCTCCTTGTTGATCCGGTCTTGGATTCCAGTTGGTGCTGGAGCTGGTGTTGCTTCCTGAACCGGAATGGCTTCCTCGGTGGTAGATACCAGTTCGTCGACCTGTTGCTCTCCGTTGGTTTCCGGAGCTGCTTCGGGGGCCGCTGCCGTTTCTACCTTCTCAGGCTCAGGCTTCTCTGCCTTGGCCTTGGTAGCCTTCTTCCTCGGTTTCGTTTCTTTGTCTGTGACCTGGGCCACGTTTCCTGTTGGCATGTTTCCTCCTAAAGTAAGTTAAATTGCGAATCCCCTTCAGAACCGAACCCTGGTTGATCATGGACCGGGGAAAAGTCCGTGTTTTGGAAATCTTTGCGCGGATCCCGCATCACAACGCTCTGTTTTTCCGCCAGGAGATCCGGATGGACCTGCCCAAGACATTTGGTGCAGATCATTGCCGCAAACAAGGTATCGTCGAACGTGCCCAACCGCGCTTCAAAGCGGTCGTCACCCACGTCAATAAATGTCCAGCACTCGTTCAGCAGCCTTTGGGAACGGATTTCAAGCAAATCCTCGTCCATCATCGTCTTGAAATTGTCAATCAAGGCATTGCGGCTGCGCGTCTGAGTCACCCATCCGAAATAGTTGGTGAGGTGTCCTTTCGTTTTATCTGCCCACCGCCAACGGTAGAGGTTGGGATACTTCAGGTGGTGCAGCAAACTTTCTAAAACCGTCTGAATGTTGTACTCGACGGAGAACTGACAGGTGTTGTAGAGAAAGCCCAGGGCTGCAATCCGTCGAGCAAAAGGAGTTCCCCCTTTATGACCTCTCCATTCAGCAACCTGGGGGATCGGTAAGTGACTCTGTGTGACCCTCCACATTGAAGCGGCCGAGTAATCCTTGCCCTTCACGCCCTGGCCCGGGTCAGCTCCCCCGTAATAGACCATGTTCATCTTTGGAAATTCCCAAATCCAAAGAGGAGCGTCGTTCATGTTGAGGTACTCGATCAACTGAGGGGTCCGCTGGCCGTTCTTCTGTTTGACCAGCTCGATATCTCCAAACCAGATCGGCTTTTTAATGTAACGCTTCTGGATCCGTCGCAGTTTCTTCTGTTCCCAAGGGATTGTTCCCTGGACTCGAAAGGCTGCTTCCGGGAAGGAGGGATATTCCTGCTCGACCATATCGGGGTCCTGGTCGACCGCTTCGAAGTCCGCAGCGGTTTCCCTTCTCCAGTTCAACTGCTCCCTGCTCAGTTCGACTCCGTTATCCTCTCGGATTTTTACGATCAGATCTATCTCATCTTCGGTCGGTTGGAAGTCGCTGCGGTCCTGTTTGGTCTTAAAAGGCTTGCTGTATTCCTTCTGCTTCCACCAGGGGCAGAACTTCGGCCTCCAGCTCAAGGCTCCCTGCTCGGCTCGCTGGTACAAGCGGTGATAGGGATCCTCGACACCTTCGGCGGTTCCTTCCATGACCCAAATGGAAAGACGGTTGCCCTTGGTCGCAGCGGGAAACAAATCGCGGGTCAGAATCTTCAGATCGCGCCACAAGCTGATCTCTGTCAGGTGTCCATTTTGCAGGGTGAAGCCGCGACTGGATCCGGTCGGTTTGTTGGCGGAATCCACAAAGAAGTTGGAGCGGAGGCCTGGGCGTTCCAACCGTTCCCTTTTGTCTCTCCGGTCGAACCGCATGAACTCGCCATGCACTTCGTACTGGATCTCGGGACGCAACCACCAGGGCAGACAATCGTAGGCCAGGCGGCTCATATCGAAGATGTGAGAGGAGCGGATCCGCTCGTCGGCAATCACGAGGCTATTCGTGAGCTCGTTGAAAACGGTTCGGTAGAAGATCATGGCCTGGACCATCGTTGACCAACCGATTTGTCGGGCCTTCAGGAGAATCCATTTGATCGGGATTTTTTCTTCCCAGGAGAGTTCCACGTCCTCCCAAAGAATTTCCTGGCTCTCCCAGAAGGGATAGAGCGTCATCAGCTCAGGTGGGCCGTACTCGTCACCTTTGGTCGCAATAACGTGATAATTTTCGAGGTAATAGCGGACACTGGCCGGGTCGTTTCCGTGGATGCGCGTCAGTTCCATGTTGAGCGTTTCACTCTCCTCGGGCAAGAGGTTGTCCCAACAAAGCTTTACGTCACCATCGAAGCCTTTGAACTTCTCATCGAAGTGCTCAATGAGTTCTGCGACGTACTTGTCTTTTCTCCTTACAACGTGCATTAAACCTCAGTCCCTACACCGTATTCTTCGATGGTTCGGAGATGATCCTGGTACTCCTCGTCGCCCATACCCGACGTTCTCTTGAGTTCATCCAGTTCTTCCTTGAAGGCTGCTTTCTGATCGTCCACGATATTGAAGCTGCCGTCTGTCTTTTCCTCTTTTCGGTGATCGCGTTGGAAGTTCATGACTCGCCGCGTGGCTCCAAACTCTCGAGCGAGTTGCGCATCCAGGGCTCGGGCAATCGTTATGTAGTACCAGCTCGTATAGAGAACGGCAGCCAGTCCAAAAAGAAAGAACCCGACACCCAATGCACCGATCCCTACGGCCAGGGCAAACCAGGCCGCTGAAGCGGGCATGGGGGGGACCAGGGCTACGGCCCCGGCCATTCTCGTCACAAAAGCTGGAGCTGTCAGCCAAATGAGATAGAGAGCCAAAACGACCAAGGCGTATTTGATCAACCGGGGTGCGAATCGTGTGACCGATTTCAGCCATGCCAGAGGTTGAAACGAATACCAGGTGGTCAGAGCTAAACCCAAGAGGACCTGTAGCGTTTTGTGCTTCGCTACAAAAGCGCGACCCGCTAGAAATCCCATTCCGGCCCCTCATCCACTTCTTCTTCTTCGACGGGTTCGATGTCGATCACCTTCTCCGCTTCGGCTGCAGCTATGCTTTCCTTCTGCTTCTGTTTAATCCTGCGCATCCGTTCTTCGAAATCTTCTCCGTGTTCGGGGTTGTGGACATTGGTTTGATTCACGTTGACGACGGTGTGTGGCACGGATGGTTTCTGCTCCAGGGAAACGAGCTTCTGAAATTCCTTAATTCCTTGGAGCATCATGTTAAAATCCACGGCCTTGACGGTGACGAATTTCCCTTTGGTCTGATCGAAGGAAACATACTTCCGCTCTCCAGTCACCAGCGTATCTATGGCCTTGAGAACTTTATTGTGAACTCTGCTTCTAATCGCCGCCCGTAGCTTCTCGTTCGTCAGTTCCCCCTCAAGCCTTTCCCGCACGATCGCGTTTTGGGTCAGGAGCTCAAACTTCTTATCGAAGGCGAGGATCGCCAATCTGATGGTTTCAACCTTGACCCCATCTTTCTTGGCTATTTGTTCTATTGTTTCCCCCTTCTTGAATCGCTGGTAGCGTTTCGCAGACACAGAATCATCGGTGGCGAGGAGTTCCGTGTAGTTGGGGACCAGGGCAAGGGCTTCGTTATTTTTTGCCATTTAGCCTCAACACTTTCTTGTAGAGCAAGTGGATTTTCGATTTGTATTTGGCGCGGATCTTCTTGGTCAGTTCCCTCTCACGACGAACCAGGATGTAGTCGTGTATTCCTTCCGGTGTGGGTATCAGGGTTCCTCGCTCGATTGCTTTGCTCACAGCCGGCCCTGTCATCCCCAGGATACGAGCGGCCAGGGCAACCGGGATCTTTGAACAAGTGTGAGGATTGATCCAGTGCGAGCGATTTCTCCCGGTGAGTCCTCCAGTGAGATCGTTTTCGGTGATGATCCGATGGACCTCCTCAATCCGGACCCGGATCATTTTGCTACCCAAGCGCAAATTGGGAATGTAGAAGGCGCGGATATAACCTTGCGCTATGAGTCTCCTGATTGTTGTAGGAGTCACCCCCAAAAAGGCAGCTGCCTCTGCGGTTTTGAGCGCAGCTGTTTGGCCCTGGGGCAACTGTTTGTACTCAAGTTCTCTTACCGCTGACAACATCATTCAGTCTCTATTTAGAGGATACTGAGGTTGTCAACCCTTAAACTTGATTTTGGTCAGGGATTTGGGCTAGGATGATTGAAGTTCCCTAAGATATTCCCTATCCTGGGTGAACCACTAAAGCAGGCCCTTTTCGGAGGGCCTGTTTTAATTTAGCCCACCCGATGCGCTGAAAAACCGGCGGCAAGAAAAGTCAAATTTGCAGTTCCGGTGTTTATCTTGACTCGAACATCAATAAAGTCACCAGCAACAAACGCATCAATCCCCATCCCCGAAACGACCTGAGTATCAATTCCGGTGGAGAGAAATTGATCAATCTCGGGCTGGATTTGGGAATTGTTCTTGACCGCAGAGAATGTATACAGCCTATTGTTCTGGTCGGACGAAAACGAACAATAAAAATTGACCTGATAGAAGCCATTTGAATTGAAGGTGATTTTCCAATCAGGACTCAGCACAACATCCGTGCCGAGGAGATTCACATCTATCGACTTCGATTGAATTTGGTCGAAGACGTTGATTAACAGAAGGGTCGTTCCCACACTACTCAGGACAGCGGGCGCACCGGAAGTCGTCAAGACCATAGAGCCATACCCCATGGCCGAGGCCAGCGCATCACGCACATCAGTCTCGCTGATATCCCCCGAGGTATTGTCAGCGAGATTCGTCCGGTTCACTACATTGTCGCGTTCTGTCTGCGCCATGCTTCACTCCTATCTGTTGATGATCACTCCAGGCGGTGTGTGATTCCTGGAGACCCCCCCAAGCCCAACTCCACCGATTGAGGCATCCGGATCCGGATCGCCAGGACCTGGGATCGGTACGGTAAAGGTGACCGCGAAAGGGGGGATTGCCGTAATCGGACTCGTGGTCGCGTCTAGCGCACTGGCCGGCACGGTGACGGTGATCAGTTCATTCGCTGTAATGTCGTAAGCGGCCTGGGCGGTCAGGGTGATCGTGACGATCGTGTCACTCGTACGCACTACTGCTGTGACGACCTCTTTATCCCGGACCTCGGCGTTCCATCCCGTCAGCTCTGACTGTGCCGAATCAAGCCCGTCGATTATGTCCTGGCGCACCGCATCGAACGTGCCTCCAGATGCTACCCAGATATCGTCGGACAAGGTGATGATGATCGTTCGCCCCCCGGCGACGATAAGTGATTCATTGACAGTGGGTGTGACGGTTCCCGTAACAATCGCTACCGGGATCTGGGTAATTGCAAAATTGGGAGTCGCCACAACCGGAGAGCCACTCGCCACTAGCGCACTCGCCGGGACCGTGACGGTGATCAGCTCCGGAGCGGTAATGTCGTAGGCAGCTTGAGCATCCAGGGTGATCGTGACGACCGTGGGACTCGTGCGCACCACTCCAGCGACGAGCTGCTTGTCCCGAACCTCGGCGTTCCATCCCGTCAGTTCCGATTGTGCTGAGTCTAAACCGTCGATTATGTCCTGTCGGATACCGTCAAACGCACCTCCGGACGCTAGCCAGGTGTCGGCGGTCAGGGTGATGATGATCGTTCGACCTCCGGAAATGATTTGAGCTTCCGTGGACGATGGGGCGATTGTTCCAGTGATCGCTGCCGAGATAGCAACAACGTCTACGGTGAAGGTAGGCGTCCCGACAATGGCCCCGACTTCGTTTATGGCACTGGCAGGGACCGTGACGGTGATCGTTTCCTGGGCGCTGATATTATAAGCGGCCTGGGCGGTGAGAGTGATCGTGACGACTCTCTGGCTGGTACGCACCACGGCTCCCACGACTTCGTTATCCCGGACCTCGGCGTTCCATCCGGTAGCCTCGACCTGGGCAGAGTCAAGTCCGTCTATGATGGCCTGTCTTTGGGCATCGAAAGTGCCCCCGGCTGCAACCCAACTCCCGTTAGCCAGAGTGATGATGATGGTTTCCCCACCTGCTACCACATCGCTTTCGTCAATCGTGGCCGTGGCTGTTCCGGTGATCGCTGCCGTTGCCGCAACAGAAGTGACGGTGAAGTTTGGGGTGGCGACAATCGGAGAGCCACTCGACACCAAGGCTGATGCCGGGACGGTCACTGTGATGGTTTCCGTGGCGGTAATGTCGTAACCAGGTTGGGCGGTCAGAGTGATCGTAACCGTCGTGTCGCTGGTACGCACCACAGCACCCACGACTTCCTTATCCCGAACCTCGGCGTTCCATCCCAAGGTTTCCGACTGAGCGGAGTCCAGGCCGTCGATAATATCCTGCCTAATGGCGTTGAAAGCGGCTCCCACAGCTACCCAGGTGTCATTGGTCAAGTCGATGATGATGGTACGGCCCCCGGCAACAATTTGAGTTTCCGTAGAGGTAGGTTCAGCCGTCCCGGTCACCACTGCCGAGACTGTGGCTGGATGAACGGCCAGGGTGAAGGCTTGCCATTCCTCCGTCGCAGCGTTTAACTCCCTAGTGGCAACACCGAGGGTTGCCCCGGCAGCAATAAAGTGGTTGATCTGATTCGATCCGTAATTTGTAGGGAAGGCCGTGATGTCCGTAGTTGCCCGCTCATAGGCCGCGAACACCATATACATGTAGTCTTTGGCCCCGCCAGCGGGAGTGAGAGAATCGGGGTCCGGACTTGTGCTATTACCACTGGCCCCGGCGGTTATTTCGGGAGTAATCGCTGAGTCGTGACCACTGATTCGATACATGCAATGGGCTGCACGATCCGAATCGACGCTGGTGACCGTGATGTTTGCACCTTCGGTCCCATCGGAAACCTTGGTGAACACGCCCACACTCGCGCCAGCAGAACCGCCAGTGGTTTTGTCCCTGATCTCTGAGAAACCGTCAGTGAGTCCCGAGAACTGACTCGCCGGACTCGTATCATTTTCTAGGGCAATAAAGGCAATCAGTAGATCACCAGAAACGACGCCACTAGGAACCGTGATCGTATGGGTGTTGCTGTTAGAGGAAGTCGTCGATGTTGCGGTTGATTGAACGACTGGATGGGGCATTGGCTATTACGGTTGTACGATATCGACGTTGCGAATGATGGTTGCGGATCCGCGCACAGGATCATGAAGGGCATCGGCCAGGGGTAACTGGCACTCTCGACAGTTTCCAGTACTCTCACAGAGATCGAAAGCGTGTTTGTAGAGATCTACATTCTGGGTGTTCCTGGCCTGAAATCTCAAGCCTTCCGTTTCACTGATAGGCACAACAGCACCCGAAGGCTCGACGTAGTTATGCAAGAAATCAGCTGGAAGAAGGCCACACTCCGCACAGTTCGTTCCCGTACCTATGAAATGATGATGGTGAAGGCCCTCCACCTGTTCTTTTCTGGCCTTCGCCCTGGTTTTTTCGGTTTCTGACAGCGGCATCAGTTCACATCAAACAGTACGGTCGCACCATCATCGGCGGTATCGGCGTTGATGAAATAGTCAGCCAGGTTGTAGGGATTGGGTCCTACTCCCGAAGGAGGAGGAGAATACGACTGTCCGGTTGCCAGCCTGACTCCAAAAGCGGCTTGAGGAGCCCCTGCACCATTGCCGCATACTTCACTCCCGACATAGATATCCCCGGTGTTGTCTCCTGGAGAAGCCCCGGTTTTGCCCGCCTGGACGGTGAAGTGATTGACCACTTTCGATACTGCCGAAAGCGGAACGGGTGTTCCAGGGGTCGCAACGACTACTTCTAATTCTCCTACTGCCATTTTGTTACCTCCTACGATTATCGACCGCCAGAGCGACTACTTCCCCGGCTCATTGCTTTCCTTGCGCCTGCTCTCATGCGTATGGGCTTTCTAGTAGACTTCACCGGGGACAATAACCTTTTGGTTGCGACGGTAGCCGCACCTTTCAGCTGCTCACCCGGAGTTGGTCCGATCTCTGACTTAGGTGCGGCAGCCTTTTTCTTGCCCCCGCCAAGCAATTTTTTTGCACCGCCTAAAATAGCTCCAAAAACCATTATCGACCTCGATTCTCGGTACGCCTTACTCCGCGAGTTCTATACTGATATCTGGCTTTCTCTCTCCTCGGCCTTCTGCCTGCTTTGAGTGCAGCCTCGGCTCTCTCCGCTTCGCGGGCAACATCTTGTTCTGTCATCATTCGCGCCACTTCCTCGGCCGTGGTGTCGAGTCTTTCAATCTCGATATCCTTCTGGGACGCTCTCGCTGCCTTACCGATTTCTGCTGTAGTTTTCCTTCCCGAGAACTTCCTTGGGCCACCCTTCCCTTTTCTACTTGCCTCCAGGCCCGCTTGTTGCCGACGTTTGGCGGTGAAAGCTATATCTCGGGTGGTTGGTGGTTTGTCTTTGGGTGGTTCTGCAATGGTTGGCACCGCAGCCTCAGTTTTAATTCGATATCCGCTGACCGATCCTCGTTGCTGCGCCTTTGTTCTGCCAGGGCGGGTCTGCGTCGTTCGCTCAACCAGTGGCTCTGCTGTGGTGGTCTTGACGCCTTCCCTGAGCCTTTTTTCAGCGGGAGTGCCGCGTTGTAGTGTAGGTTTTTCCCCTGTTCTCGGTGGCGTTACTGATTTCCTCTGATCCCTTGCATCTTGCGCCTTCTTCCGTCGCGCTAGGAAGCCGGGGCTGCTCATCGTTTCACCGGGCCTTGGGATCATACGAACAGGTACGTTATACGCTGTGGTTCTCCCTCCCGCGAGTGGATAGGACGCTGCTGGTTTTTTTAACTGTTCAGCTATCGTTGGAGCTTTAGGAGCTGGTTTGCTCACTTGTTCTGCGGCCGTTAGGATTTTCGGTGGAAGAAGTCCTTTTCGCGCTCTCGCCCGTTGTTCGGGTGTCCCTTGTTTGAGCTTTACCAGTCTTTCAGGTTCTGGTCCTGCTTCGGTGAACTTCTCTAAGATCCGTTTAGCTTCAGGTTTGATCGCTTCCCGGTAGATGGTCCCAGGAATTTTCTTGGCTTCACGGCCACCTTTTTTCTCTTTCTGTGGCGGCATGGTTACCTCCCTGCGTGACGAGTACGGCCTGACCCTCTCCTAGCGACCCGCTTCTTGGCGGGTCTGTAATTGAGATCACGGCTGCCTGCCATCTCTTTTTTTCCCATTCCCATTCTTTTCCCGGCTTTGGCGGTAGCTCTTTTCAATGGGCGGTGCTGGTGAATGGCGCTACCGCCAACGGGTGTTTTGTATCCTGCCATGATTACCTCCCTGAGTGACGACTGGATTTGCGGTATTTCTTGCGACCTTTAGCTCTCAATGATTTCTTT